TGCTTCTTCTTTAGTCAAGAAGCAGTTTCCTAATGCCATGTAATTTATATCATCTGTATCATCTAAAAACATAACGCTACGCACATTCATAACATCATAATCAATTACATAATATGTATCTCCCTCTTTCAAATCCCATACGCTATTAGGTTTTTCTACGTACGGTTCCAACAAGTCCTCGTGAATTTCATCCAAATAATCATCATGTTCCCATTCTACGTTGTAAAAATACTTGTCTTTATTAAAACTATAATCAGATACACCAGTGATAATTGCACTACTTTTATACTGTTTGCAATATACCTTATCTCCAAATTTATATCTAGGTTCACGAATTTTCATTTTTTTCACCTCAACATAACTTTCTAATTTCTTTTTTGATATGCTTCCACATACCTTGTCTTGTATATCCGTACTTCTCTGCCACATCCCACTGATTCATGCGGAATATGTACAAATCAAACAGAATGTTCTGGTCCCGGATATCCAGCAATTCTATCAGTCGGCACTCGTTGATGCGCCTTCGATAGTAATTGATCTCCGATTCCACCCGTGTAGCAACCTCCATCAGTGCGACCGGGCTCTGATACTGGTGCTGATACGAAGGCATAGGAAGCATAGACCTTGACTGCTCATCCGTCAGACTGGGACCATCATGGGACAACCCAAGCTTTCGATTGTTGATAACTTCGAGTTCTTCATTAAGCTCAATGATCCGGTGGCAGCAATAGTCCAATGATTTCATATCATTGAGCACCTGAGAAACTTTCACCACGACGTTTTCCTTTCATAGCCTTGATGGCAGATACTGCATCAAATGCGGTCGATGCGTTATATATCTTCTCACACGACCTCATGGTCATGTGATGCTCGATCACGTAATCAAGTACGTTTTCTTTTTCGTACTTTTTTATCTGGTCAAGCTTCATCAGGTCTCTTTTTGACAGACCGTACTGGATACATAGACCGCCCAGTTCCATCTGGAGCTTGCGATTATCCTCCTGTGCTTTGAAAGCCGCCAAACTACTGCTGCCTACTGACCCGAGACTTTTGCAACCACAGCCTTTTAATCTCAACTCTTTATATATCTCTTCGAACGATCCAATGGTGTCTAGATCCTTGACAGCCTTTGCGACCTTGTCCTGGATTGATTGGCTTACCGGTTTGCGCGCCTTGATCTTTGACAAGGTGGCCTCGGAGATGCCCGCATAATTGGCAATCTGGTATGATCGCAAGCCAGGATACTTCTCGGTAAACTTGTACAGCATATCCGCTGTCTCACTGCTATCAGCGACGATAACAGTGCCTTTTTTCATGGCCATATTAATCCTCCTTTTTTTGTGGCTGCTTATACTTTTTCAGCCATTGTCTGTAACATGTGTATGAGCAGAAATATATGACTCTTCCATGATCTTTCGTCTTATACAGCCAATCACGTTTCAAACTGGATATTATTTTGCGCTTTCCGCACCATGCACAGTCAATGTTATCAAATTTCTGTATCTGCATCCGATTCCACCTTCTTAATCGTATTTGGATCCACTCTAACGGTAGATGTTCCGTAAGGGAACCTTTCTATGATAAAACAGCTAAGCCCATCATAGGCAAGCTCTCCCCGTACCTCTTTTCCCGTAACGATTGATTTTGCTTTATATGTGTACATAGGTTTCTCCTACTCATTTGGCCTTTCAGGTAATGGCATCCAGTGCGTGATGCCATACGCTTCTACGTAATAGCCATTTATCTCACATATAAATTCATCATCTGATCCAAGAAATGCCATACAGCATCCTTTTGGACCATTATCGCCATAAGCAATCACATATTTTCCAACTCTTGGCAATCGGTCATTAACACTGATCCATTGGCCAAACCTTATGTAGTCTTCTACATCTGCAATTGTGCATGCTTGTTTTACCTTATGAACTGCCCAGAATTGATCATTTCCAAAATCAATATCATTTTTGTCAATGGCTCGCATTAATGTTTCGAATGCGTCTCTATAGCTTCCTTCTTCAACGATTTCGTTCATTGTTTTCTCCTTTAGAACGGCAGATCATCGCCTTCGATGCCGATTGTTTCAACATCGCTTGTATCTGTCCTGTAGTATCCGTCCGATGTGTTCGGTGATTCCTTAGGTGGTGTCTGATGCGGATTGGCACGCGATTCCAGGAAAGCAAAGCTTTCAACAAGCACTTCCGTGATATAGACACGCTGTCCTTGCTGATTTTCATAATTTCTTGTTTGCATACGTCCATCCACACCGATCAATGATCCGCGATGCAAGTATTGTGCCATGGTTTCTGCTTGACGGTTCCATGCAACGCATTGGATGAAATCTGCTTCAGGTTGGCCTTCTACCTTTCGGCTCCGGTCAATGGCAAGTGCAAAGGATACATACGTCTTTCCTGTCTTTGTTGTCCTTGGCTCAGGATCTTTGGTCAGACGACCGGTCAATACGATTCGATTGATCATAATACTTCATCCTCGTTCGATTCAATGTCATTATTCAGTTCTCTATCAATCGCTTTTGCTTGAGCCAAAAACAGCAAAGCTATTACTTTTTCTGTACCTAGATCTTTTTCCAAAAGCTCACAAAACCTTGAAAGAAGATTTATCGAAAAATTTAATTCACTTTTTGTTTTTTCTAGTTCAGTCATTGTTTTTCCTCCGCATTTTTATTTTCCTTAATCTGTTCTTCCTGTTCGGGTTCACTCGCACTGTTGCTGAGCCATAGCCGTAATCAACTTCGATATAGCATGATAATCCATCGTACTTTAGCTCTCCTTGTATTTCTTTTCCGTCAAATGTCTTTGCTTTGTAAATATCGGTTTCAATGGTTTCCGTCTTTTTTCTCATGCTTTCTCACCTTGCTTGTCTGTCTGCCCCGGAAGCCATCCCATCTGCCACATTCGGAACAGAATGTTATCAATCACCTTCATTTCATCCGGACTTGATTCAATATTTGTAGCCTCAAACAACTTATCCTTCGCCTCATAGATAATTTTCCATCTGTCGTCGCCAATACATTCTACGCTCATTTAATCACCTCATTTAATCCAATGATTCATATTCTTTTATCATTTCATTAATCATGTCTTTTTTATATTGTTCCAATTCGTCACTGAAATATTCATTAATAATTTTTATTTTCAACTCGTTAGCATCGTCAATCAAATCTCTACCAAATATTTCTTTATATCCTCTTGTCAGAGCATCTATCATTTCCCTTGCATATGATTTCGCACTATCGCTTTCAAAAACAAGCGAATGCTCTAGCATGAAGTAAAATCCCCAAAATTTACTGATATATTCGTATCTGTATTTCATCTTTTACCACCAAGAATTTTTTTCTTTTTCCATTTTTATTCTCCTTTGTCTTCAATCAGTCCTTTTGTAATCTTAATTGCTTTTTCTGCAATCCTTGCTGTTTCATCTACACCAAAATTGATTTCCATTAGGTCTAATAGCATTTCACTAAATTTTTTCGACATCGCAAAGCTTTGTTGCGATTCTTTTAGAGCATTCGTGATTACTTTGTAATTGTATTCTTGTTCTTTCATTTGCTCTCCAACTGTCTTTAGGCGGCGTTGGCCACGAGTACGCACGTTTTTCATCGTCACATTCCATCTCTTTCCGTCTCATTTGCGTCACAATCTTCATATCTGTCGCCCTCTTCAGGCTCGTAATTTGGACTTCTCCAGTCCAGTGAATCCATTGATTCACGCTGTTGTTCGATGCGGTCAAGCTCCGCATCTGTGATTATTCCGTACATTTTTAACCTCTTTCATGATTTTTAATCATTCATCATCATCCATTGATAGCCGATTTGACATGTTCTCGATCAATGCCTTTGTTTCAGATGGAAGCATTTCATACTCGATATCTTCTTTTTGAGCTTCTTTATAGCGTTTGATAAAGTTCTGTTTTTGAAATTCAAGCTCTTTGCTATCCGCTCTTCCTAACATTGACAATGCCAGTGGTGTGCCTAAAGCTTGCTGTTCTTTTTTAGTCAGCTTCTTGAATTGCCTGTTAGGATTCTGTATGGATCCTTGCAGATTCTGGACAACATGTGCCCATGCATCTTCTGGATCCGTATCATTGATATGCCGATTATTGCTTATTATGTTTTTAATTTTTCCGATATTCGGTTGGTATCCAGATACATCACTGGATATATATGTATCTACGGCGCATAAAACTTCTTGCATACTATATCCGCCAAAGTGCCGTTCCCAGACTTTTGCAACCAGTGCCATATCTGTATCCGTCATATCTTTATAGGCGTTAGGATATATTGCTTTTATGTAAGATATTATTTTTGATACTTCATTTAATGTCATAATTGTCCTTTTTCCATTCTGTTTGTTATCTCACTAAGTCTTTCATAGAATGATTTATCTTGATTGCGGTTATACGGCTGATTCAGATAGCTTTCAAACTTAGTACCAAACAGTGTTTCCGGTCTTAGATATTTCCTCATTCGTTCATCTCCAAGCCAGTCTGCGCTTTTTTTTGTGATCACTGTTTTGAAGTCTTCTAGTTTGAATCCGTCATTCAATCGGGCATCTATAAGAGATCTCGTCTTGCGTGAGCAAGACTTGTAATTCGTACCGCACTTCCAATTTAGGAAGTCAATCACTTCATCGTAGACCTCTCTTTTACCGGATGGGCTATATCTATTTAATTCTTTAGTATTTAATTCTTTAGTATTTGATTTATTAGTATTTAATTGTGGTTGATTTTCCGTCATCGGTTTTTCCGTCATCGGTTTTTCCGTCATCGGTTTTTCCGTCATCGGTCTATCACTCACAAGATAATCAGATTGCCCGAATTTGCCTTTTTCTTTTATTTGCTTTCTGATCAAGTATTTGTGGTCTTCCAATTCTTTGATTGCAGCTGTGACGCTTCCTTTGCCATCGCTTGTTAGCTTGATCAATCCTTCGACCGAGTATTCCCAATTGTCCGGTAATGAAAGCATTTGGCATAATAGTCCTTTTGCTTTGAGGCTCAATTCGCTATCGTGGAATATGCCGTTACTAATGACGGTATAGTTCTTATCCGTATGCTTGATTAATTTCGACATCTTATCACACCTCCTCAATCATCACGATCGTTCTTGGCACATCGGAGTACCACTTCTTGATGCACACCTCGATAACCTGCTTGTCGTCAAGGTATGCGATGGTATTCAATGCATCCAATACCGCTTTTGCAATATTGTCGCAATCCGGTTTTTTTGTCGGTCTTGCGATGCCGGCTACCATCAGTCCTTTTTTCTTCTTTGGCGCACTTTTTGGTATGGAAAAGTAAGCGTTGATCTCGACACGACACGGTCCTTCATAAGGTTGATGGCCTGGCACGTGCTGTGTGAATGCAACACGCACCAGGTTCTCAAATTCGACCGTCTTCTTGTCGGTATAGGCATGTCCATACCGTGTGAATCGCGGCCTTCCTTTGGCTCCAGGCTCACCAGGCACGCTGAAAAGGACCGCCATTATTTAACTTCTCCGGTTACTGGATCCGTATGCTCATCGACATACGACTCTTCGTATTCGACGTCAAAGAAGTCATTCTTTGCATCGGACATGTTATTGTCTGACTTTGGGTCGAACTGTTTGATTGATTCATCCTGCATGACGGCTTTGGCAAGGTCCGTCTTTTTCGGTGCATATTTCAGTGCTCGTTTTAGCACTGTTTTCTTTGCCATCTCGTCAAACTCGGTCTGCCAAGGGCCGTTGGTATACGTCTTTGAGTATTTCTTCATGTGTTTCTCTACATCTTCACGGCTCATGACCTCGAATCCGAAGTTTTCACCATTGCGCCATACGGCATAGTATGCGATGGCTTCTCCACGATCTTTCATGGCTGGAACATGCTTGATATCCGGATGCAAGCCCAAAGAATAATCAAATTCATCATTTGCATAGACGACATGTGCATCAACATTGGTACCTGCTCTCTGCGCAAGCTCGACCATGCCTAGATATCCAATCTGGAACTGGCACTGATTTTTATAAGGAATCAGATAAGCCTGTCCCAATGGAGTATTCGGCTCAAGGCCTAATTGTGCCGCATTAAGCAATGCGCCAATGAATGACTGCGGTGTGCAGTTTGCTAACTTCGGTGTGTTCGTAACGGCGGTTGTAGCAATCCTTACGAATCGTTCCGGTGTCATCACGGACGGCAGGGCTTTGGCAATCTCGCCCTGATATAACGTGATGTAGTCCTTCATGGTTCTGTTTGCTTTCTTTGGAGCGCTGTTGGTAGCCTTTGTAATCATTCCCTTTTGATTTGTTGTTGTCATTCTTCTTCCTCCTCTATTTCTTTGATAAGGAATCGTCTTGTCTTTGATTCCTTTAAATATTTTTCATAAATATCTGGATTTTCTTTTTTGAATCTGGTCGTGTCGAATCTTTTCGATACCGATTCTTTCCAGGTTATACTGGCATGATTGGAATACGCATATACGGCATCTCCCATCAAGTCTTTTATTTGATTCTCATATTCTTTCTGCATCGTCTGAAGCTCTTTCTGCTTTGACTTTAATTCGAGAATCATTGATGTAAGATCATCACTTATGAGCACGCTTCCGGCATCCTCAGAAGCGTCAAACACCTGGTTGAGCGCATCACTGGTCGAATCGGTTCCATCTACCGGTGGCTCCTGATCCGTCTTGACATAGTTCCAGAACTTGTGCTCTTGCTGGATCAATGCTTCTATTTCTTCTTCGTTGCGCTCGACCTCGAAGAAATAGAATGCTTTTCCAAGCACAATGATTGCAATGTACCACTTGTCCATGCCTGTTACGGCCATATAGTGCATGCATTGGGCATAATATGATGCGGGAATGTCGCCCTTGTCATATCTCGTCCGGTTCAATGCATTGGCCGTCTTGCACTCAAGTCCCGCATTCTCGCCAACGACAAGACGGTCAACGTTGGCAAGCATGTATGGATGATCCTTTGACTGGTAAGAGAAGCCACTCTTATGGACCTTCTTTCCAGTCGCTTCCATCCATCTGCGTGCGACGTAATCTTCTAGATCACGCCCTTGCCGCATGGACTCATTGTCCTCATGCGGTTTGATCCGTCCCGTCTTTTCGCACCAGAGATAATATGGTGACTTATACGGGTTGAATCCAAGGATAGCGCCGGCATCACTGCCACCTATCCCTTTCATCCGCCCTTTCAGCCATTCTTCATGACTGGATGGCAGTTTGTGTTTTATGTATGGTTTCATAGAAGTGTTGATACATCCTCCTCTTGCTTCTTTTCCTTTATTTCTGCATATTCTATTTGTTTGACACGATCTTCAAAATGCAATTTGTCCTTATTATTTTTGTTATAAATTACTGATAATGCCTCCAATTGGTCTCTTACCGTACCCATTTGAGGAATTTTATATCTTTTCGCATTTGTTAACATTTTCCTATGCTTGTATCCAGGTGTTTGAAACATAGTCATGCATGCATTCACTAAGACGTCATTTAATCTTAGTTTTACTGCCGAACAAGAAAATATATCCTTGATCATCTGCACCTTTTCTATAACCTTAGTTCTATCTTCGTCAGAAAATTGAAGCGAACCATCTTTTAATCGTCGATAGTCACAGTTCACTATACGCATTGCTTGCTTTGGAGTGATATTTTCGTCATTCATGACTATTAATAGTCTTTGATAATTCTTATTGCCGGAATCAGCAAAGCTTTTTATATAGTCTTTTACATCCCAATTTGCACTGTATGTGTTCATGCGAATACAGTCTTTTATTGATGCTCCTTTAGCAACAACAAATTGAATTGGTAATCCCAATCTTTTCTTGGCTTCGTAACGTCCTTGCCCATCAATAATTTCTAACTTTTCATTTACAACGATCGGGTTCAAAACCTCTCCTTCTTTAAAACTTTTAATAAGCTTTTTTACTCGTGTGTCAGTTACAACTCTGTTACTTTGTAACCTATTGAATTTGCTATAATCATCAGTTTCATAAATATAGCCACATTTTTCTATTTTCATTTTTTTCCTTTCTTCCGACCGGATGCTACCGGTCTTTTTTTTCCATGAGCATGACGGACCAGGCAGACGATATGAATCAACCATCAACGATGCTAGTGTGAGTAAAAAATGAAAATCATGCATAAAAGAGTAGAAAGGAGGCCTCACACTAAGATTTCAATCATGCAACCAAAACCGAAAACTGTAAAAAAAGCCTACCCAGTCCGTCATGCCCATGGATTTGTGTTATACTGTTTATGTGTTATTTTTATGTGTGGCTGATCTAAGCATCAGCTGCTTTTTTTGTATCTTGTAATTCTTTCTTGAGCCGTGCCACGAACGGCTTAAGATGGAACACCTTGATAAGGTCGTCGGTCAGATAGCCCCATCCATCTACGTGATAAATAGGCTTAGACTCTCTAACCTTCTTGATTTCACGGTTGACTACTGATGGCGACCGTTTGAGCACTTTTGCAAATTCCGCACCTGTAAGGTATGGACGCTCAAGAAGCTCGAGCCTTTCCTTTGCCGTGCACATAATTACATCTCCTTTCTATCCGCCTAAAAGGCCAACCACAAGCACACATACTATGAATGCCGTTATCAGTACGATTGCATCACGCTTGTCACGCTTGTCTTGGCGCTTCTTTTCCCGGATGGCATCCTTAGCCATACGGGCATCGATTTCTTTTTGAATCTGCGCATCAGTAATGCGCCTCATGAATTCATAATCCATATTTCACCTCTCAGTTGACTTAAAGTGTAAAAAAAGAATTAGCTTTTGACTGAATCTAAACTAACTCCTGCTTTATCGCAGATCTTCTTTACCTCTTCGAATGAGAACTTTAATTTGCCGGTTTCACGGCTTATGTAAGATTCTCTTGAAAGCCCCAGGAAATCTGCCATTTCTTTTTGAGTCATGTCCAACCCAACTCTGATTTGTTTGATAGTAATTTTCTCCATGGCTTTTTGCTCCTCTCTAAATTCATCTATCAGTTGAATTACAACTACATATTAATCTCTAAGTTGATTATTGTCAACAGATAGTTAATTATTTTAATCGGAAAGTTGAACTATTTATTCAAATTTCTGTTATTATCAATATAGTGATAAGGAGTTTATAGTATGACGTATATTGAAGCACAAGGCGCGGCACTTAAGGAACTGCGCAAAAGAAAAAGATTAACAATAGTGGAAGTCACCAATAAGATGAATAAGACTGTTCAATGGCTTTCCGCAATTGAACTGGGCAAACGAAATCTATATTTTGATGATGCGAAAGCATTATGCAAGATATATGATGCGACATTGGACGATTTATCAATCTTGATTGATAAATACAATCCTATTAACAAATGAGACATCATCAATGTCACAAATGAGATTATTATAAATTATGACGTGAGGGAGGCAGGTGCTCGAAATGCTACAAAAAGAGGTCGAATACGATTCCAAATATTATGATGAATGGCTCAGCACGTATAAAAGGCACCATTTAGATTTTGATGAATGGCAACAATTAAAGGGAATAAAGGTGAAAGAAAATCCATTTATTCTATACGAAAATGAATTGCAACCTGTTATACAGAAATATATTTCCATGATTGAGAAAATAAAGAAAATGTGGAAGGTATGCTATCACACAAAAGATTGGAACGGGAAAGTTTCAAATAAAATAGAAGACTGCTGTAAATATAGCATACAGTTATTTATTCAAATACAAAATATAGATAAAAAATACAATGTGGATCCAATGACTTATTGTGAAGGATCATATAAATTGATCTTGCTTTATCAACGCCGTGGCGATATACAAAAAGCAATTGACATATGTAATGATTCAATTGCTATGAGCCCGGCGGAAGAACGCTATAAAAGAAAAAAGGAATCATTGATTAACATGATCAAAAGAAAATAAAAAAGCGCCCTCACTGACATTTCGGACATGTCATAGAGGGCTTACGCATAAAAAGAGATGAACTAGATATCAATCAATCTTTTTATGTGCTCATTATAACATAAAGAAAGGATGAGTACTATGTCAATTTCGACCAGGATGCATAACGGCAGAAAGCAGTGGTCGTACAGATGCTACTATACGGACCATACTGGAAAGAGGAAACAAAAAAATTCGAAGTGGTTCGATACGAAGAAAGAAGCTACAAAGGCGGAAGCACAGTTCTTAGAGGATGCCAAATCTTCGAGTGGTACCAAGCTAAGGGGCATCGTAAAGGACTACATAGAACTACATAAATCAAACAACAAACCGGAGACCATCGAAGACAAGGAATATATATTATATACGTATCTGGAGCCGTTGCTCGATGTGAAGGTCGACCGGATCAAGCCGGCCATGATCAAACAGATGTTTGAGTCAAATGATATCCAACGACTTTCAACCGCTCGCAAGAACAAGATATACATCTACTTCAAGGGAGTATTTGAACATGCTTGCAATTTCTACGATTTGCCTCGCAATCCCATGCGCACTATTCCCTCGTTTAAGATGACGGAGAAGGAGCGTTTACATGAGATGACCATTTATACACCGGAGCAATTCCAAACGTTCTGTGATGCGATTCCGGAGGCCAAACGTGAATTTATGATCTTCTTTCATTTTCTTTTCTGGACTGGTCTGCGGAAGAACGAAGCCATGAGTCTTACATTTAATGACTATGACGGCAAGCGTGTCAATATTTGGAGGCAATTAAAAAGAAGTTCACGCAGTGAATTTACGGTCCTCAAAAGTCCAACGTCAAAGCGTACCGTATCGCTTGATAAAGTTACAATAAAGCTATTAAATGAACAGATAGATAAATATAAGGGCATGCCCGGATACAGCTCAGATTGGTTCCTTTTCGGCGGATACAAGCCACTATCCTTGACCAGTATCGACCGCGTAAAAAAGGAAGCCATCGAAAAGAGCGGACTTCCTTATATACGTATCCATGACTTCCGGCACTCGCATGCATCGTATCTGATCGATAAGGGCGTCAACATGTACAAGATATCCAAACGTCTAGGACACAGCTCGATCAGCATCACCATGGACAGGTACGGGCATCTGCTCGATCGCCAGGAAGATGAGATACTGGATGCCATAGAAAACGGATAGCCAAAACATAAATGAGATATAAATAAGATATAAAAAATAAAAAGTCCTTTAGATAAGGACTTTTATGGCATATGGTGCCGAAGAGAAGAGACGACAAAAAGGAATATACGCATGAATATAGCTTTATTTAAGGCAATATTCAACACAATGCATAATATATATTCATATCTTTTCGCTTTTTTAAGATATAAAATGAGATATAAAAAAGAGAGATAAATATTTGATCTCTCTCTTCTTTTGCTATTCATTTTTTTTTGATTAGTTTCTCAATCCATTCAGACTTTGAAACTCTATGCTCGAGCGCCTGTTTTTCAAGGATTTGAGCAACTGGTTTTGAGAGACTGATGGTGGTTACTACCTTTTCGCCATCGTCTTCAACAGTGCCGAATAATTCCTCGTATTTATCGGCATCACAATTTTTTTCTACCCAGTCTTTGGCATCGTTTAGGTCTAGCGGAGTGATTGCTTCTCCGCCGGACCACTCATTCTGTCCGACGGATTCACTGTATTTTGACATAGGTCCTCCAGTGCCGTACAGAAAATATTCACCTGTACGCTTGCGGTACAACTCCTCATATACGTAATGGAAGTCTCTTGGATTTGAGTATTGATATTCGCCGACCAACTCTGCCGTATCAGTATCATACTTCTTCCCTCTGATAATTTTTTTCATGGTTATTT